TATCCTTGACAACGAGGCCATCACATACGATAAGCTGACTGTATCGAAACTGGTTGGTAAGTTCTTCCCTGACTTCCGTCGTACATTGAATGAACTTCAGAAGTATTCTTCTGGTGGTAGCATCGTGGACTCCGGTATCTTCAGTGCATTGTCTGCCGAGATTGACGACTTAATTAAGGCAGTGTCACAAGGGAAATGGAACGAAATGAGAAAATGGGTTGGTTCCCAGACCAATCTTGACTTGGCCCATTTGACGTCAACTCTTTACAAGCGAGCAGATGAATTCTTGAAGACAGAAAGCATCCCTCAACTGGTATTGCATATTAACGAGTATCAGTACAAGGCGGCATTTGTTGTCGATAAGGAAATTAACGTAGTTGCATTCTTGACGAGTGTAATGTCTGATTGTGAGATGAAATAATGAGTGAAGATGAAGAAAATTATGAAGGTTCATTGGCCTTCAAACAAACTCTTTTTGTTAGATTTGCCCAGACGATTGATAACTTGGTAGCATTGAATATTGCATTCCAAAATTCTCTTCCTCTGGAATGCAAGGAAACTCTCAATCCTGTGACCTATGCGTTTCAGCATGCGACCGTCCACGTCGATATTGGAAGGCAGGTTGGGAAGACCTCTTACATCAAGGCAGCAGCAAGTGATGGAGTTTTAGTAGTATGCCCACATGCTTCTGCTCGGATGTCTCTCCTAAAAGACATGAAGGATGTCCCAAGTAAGCCGTTTGTCCTGAACGGGGGGAATGAATCTCAAATCGAATCCTCTCTCGCAAATAGGAAGTTTTCATTCATTATTTTTGATGATCCTGCTTCCCTTTCAGAATTCTCGTTATACGAGATTTATCGGATGACTGCTGGAGCTGTGCCTTTGCAAGTTTACATCCTACTAGGAGCGTAACGATGGAATACGAATTGAGTGAGTATATAAACTCAATTACGATGACAAAGGTAAATCTTTGTCGTGACGATGAAGAAGCAGCGAAGGCATACCCTGCCTTCGTTGTCAATCGTTGCATGTCGTATCACCAATCAATGATTTTCCTCTCAAACACACTTAATGAGTGCTATGTTCCAAACCTACACCATTATGAGTTCCTTTTGTATACCACCCCAGTTGGGAAACGGTTTGCAAAGTGGGCCAAGCCTCCAAAGGAAGACAAGGTTCCATTGATTGCACGTCATTACAAAGTGTCCCAATCACGGGCACGAGAGATAATTCCGCTATTGACTTCTGAACAACTCGCCTCCATTGAGGAGATGTATGAAGAAGGTGGCCTAGTCAAAGGGAAGGGGAAAAAGAAATGAGTTCATTTTACACAAATTATTTCATGCGGGGGAAGCATCTCTATCTGAAGAAGGTAGGGAACGGCATCCGTTCCCGTGAAAAACTTGACATCAGTCCAGTGCTTTACGTTCGAGATACAAAGGAAACAGGATCAGGCCACTTTGACATCTTTGGGAAGCCATTGATCGAGATGCCTTTCTCGTCCCCGTATGAAGCCAAAGACTTCATTAAGCAGTATGAGGATGTCCACAACTTTGACATTCTAGGGTTTGACCGTTTTGAGTCCGTTAAAATTGACCAAGAGTTCCCCAGTAAAATTCAATACGATCTTGCCAACATAAACATTGGCATCATTGATATTGAAACCACTATCGGCGATTCATTTGCAAAGCCGATTGACGCTCACCAACGCATCAATGCCATCTCGTTTGAGCACGGTGGCAAGATGAAGACATGGAGCCTCTACGACGTCCCTAGTGGCAGCAAAGACATCTTTCACGTCTACTGTAAGGATGAGGCGACTCTACTGAAGCTATTCGTGGCTGAATGGCGAGCTGCTGATCTCGATATCATTAGTGGGTGGAATACCTCTAGCTTTGACTTACCGTACATCGCAAAGCGGGTTGAGATGGTGCTTGGCGAATCAGCATTGAAGAGCATGTCTCCTTGGGGTCTCGTCGAGTTCTACACTGAAACCAGTAAGTATGGTTCAGAAGACTTGAAGGTGAAGTTCTTTGGTATTGCCGATCTTGATCTGATCCTTTTGTATAGAAAATTCGTGCTGAAGAAACTTGACTCCTACAAACTGGACAACGTGGCATACGCTGACCTGAAAGAAAACAAGGTCGATTATGAAGGCACGTTGAAAGACTTGTACACTCTTGACCCAGAGAAATTTGTTGCATACAACCAGCAAGACGTTCGCCTAGTTAGCCGCATCAATGGCAAGCGAAAGCTGATTGAATTGGCAATCCTTGTAGCGTATTTGTCGAAGAGTAATTTTGAAGATTCCTTCTCAACAATGCGTCCATGGGACAATATCATTGGGAATTATCTTCGCAACAAAAACATCCACGTTCCAATTTCACACCGGGGCGACAAGTCGGAGAAATTCAAAGGGGCCGTTGTGAAAGACCCATTGCCCGGTTTTCATGAATGGGTAATGTCGTTTGACTTGGAATCCCTTTATCCGTCCTTGATCCGTCAGTACAATATCTCGCCAGATACCATCAGGCAACAGCGATGTGATGTAAGGCCGATTGACATACGGAACTCAACGCCAGACTTGCAGGCCGCTCTTGATATCGCCATCTCACTAAATTCCACATTGACTGCCAATGGCACAATGTACACGAAGGATGGTATTGGCTTCATTCCATTGCTTGTAGGTCAGATGTTTGACCTGCGTAAGGTTGCAAAGGGAGAGATGCTTGACTGGGAACGTAAAGGTGAAGCTGCTAAACGTGAGCTTGAACGAAGGAGAACATCATGACATTTGACCTGTCTACATTTGAAGAGCCAGACCCTTCATTGAAGATAGAAGACATCGCGGTAGGTGGCCTGTATGAGGTTAAGGCCACCCGCGAAGGTGTCAATGGCCCGATAGATATTGTTAGGGTATACTACATTAAAGATCGACTGAATGATGGCTCATTCAAAGTGATTGTGAAGAACAATGCGTCCGAGTGGAGTGATCAGTATGCAATTCTTCACAAGACGTCTACGCGAAAAATCAAACCAGACCTTGATATGCTGTCTCTTGACTCCAAAGAGATAAGAGAGCTTGGCAAGAAGGAGGCAAAGGAATATGTCTCTGGGAATATCAAGAGCTGGGAGGTGCGTAAATTACATGGATTGAAGCCTATAAAGTATCTAACGCCTCTTGGCCACACGATTGAGATCACCAACACATGAAAGATATTTCAAGCATGACAGATGAAGAGCTAATTGCTTACATCGACCACTGTGACACAAAATATATTGAGTTCAAAATTCTTCAGGAATCTTTGAAGGTACTCTGTAATGGAATTTATGGGTGTATGGGCAATCAATACTTCCGATTCTACGATTTGCGGATGGCAGAGGCTATCACGCTGACAGGACAGGCGGTCATCGAATCCTCTAGCGATTTCATGAACGTCTACATGAACAATTTGTGCAAGACTGAAGAACAAGATTACGTCCTTGCACTTGATACCGACTCCAACTACATCGACTTTTCTGATCTCGTCAAGAGAGTTGCCAGCGGCAAGACTGAAGACCAGATCGTTGAGTTCCTTGATCAATTGGCCAAGCTGAAAATTCAGCCGTACATTGCAGATCAGTATGCTAAGTTTAATGACCGAACGAACGCATATGAGAACCGTCTCTTCATGAAGCGAGAGTCGATCGGCAAGGCTCTTTTCCTTGACAAGAAGAAGCGGTACATCATGAAAGTGTATGACAATGAAGGTATTCGCTTCGCTGTGCCTGAAATGAAGATCATGGGACTTGAGTCAGTCCGTAGTGACTTCCCAAAATGGTGCCGTACACGGCTAGAAGAGTGCTTCACGATGCTTTTCGACTTCACACAAGAAACCCTATGGGAAAAGGTAGAAGACGTCAGGAAGGGCTTCTTTAAGCTGAATGTGATGGAGATGGCAAAGCCTACAAGCATCAGTGATCTCGATAAGTACCTTGGAGCAGGCGGGCTGCCCATCAAGGGAGCTACTGCCGCCGCCAAAGGCTCTGCATATTTCAATCTGAATGTCAAGAAATATAAGATCGGGTCAGAATATCAGAAGATCGAGTCAGGTGATAAGATACGACTTCTCCCTCTCAAGTTACCAAATCCTCTACGAATTGAGGCGGTTGCCTTCAAGGACAAGTTGCCAGTTGAGTTTGGCATTGATAATTATGTTGACAAACACTCGCTTTTCAGTAAGAATTTCATATTGCCGCTTGAACGAGTGGTGGCAGTGATCGGATGGTCTACTGAACAGCGATACGGAATATGATGACAGTAAAGATTTTGAAAACTGATTAGGACGGGCGTGGAAGCTGGTGAAGTATACGAAGCTGAAAGATATTTCTTAGACCACGGGAAGGTCACGCTAGGTGCTAGAATCCCTGATGGATACGAACCATGTTGTAGTGTGGCAACCAATGACGCATAACGCAGGGGCAGCGAAGCCGTCCGGCTTGAATGCGTTGTTAG